GGTCACGGTGTATTACGTTACCGTAAGCAACTAAGTATCCGACTTCAGCTGTAGGCTGGTTGTAAGGAGTAACGTAGTCCATGAACTGGAAAGCTGTAGCTTTTACTTTGTCGTAGAAACCATTTGTAACTTGTGAACCACTGATTGCAACAGTTTTGAAATCAGGAAGCTTCAAGCTGTGGAACTCTAGGTTGTATTCGTTTACGAAGAATACGACACCTGAAGTAGCTTTTTCATCTTTAAGCAAAGGCTTGCCACGGAAGTCAAGTGAAGCGAATCCACCTGAAGCACCAAGATTCTGGTTGCCTCTCCATGCTTGTCCGATTGAAGTATCACCAGTAACAACTGGGTAACCGTATGCACGGTATTCAGCTTTCTTAGTAGGTTCTAGCAATGATTCGTATAGGCTCCATACTGTCTTTGTAGTAAGCGCAACGTTAGGTGACATTTCGTCTGCACCAGAAACGGTTGCACCATCATCAACACCTGCAAGCAAGTCAAGGTCAAGAACACCACCAGAAGCGGCTGTTACTGTACCGTTGATGTAAGTACCATAAGTTGTCCTTGAGAGTCCACCGTAGCTTGAAGTGCTTGTACCATCGTCGATGATTTGTCCAAGACCGTCAAACTGGTCGCCAGCTCCGAAACCGTAGAAAGCGTCACCAAGTCGAGACTTCATAGAGTTTGCACTCCAGTCAGCTGTAGCTTGCTGTACACCAATGACACCAGCTTCGGTGTTGCTTAATGCACGATCAACACGGCTAACCGTAATTGGTTGCATGAATCCAGTAGGATACCAGTTAAGACTTGTGTTCGTGTAGTCAATATCAGTGTTTGAGACTGCAACACCGTTAAAAAACTGACCGTTTGAACTCTGGGTCGTGTTAATAACTTGAGATATAACTTTACCACTCCACATCTTCGGGTTGCTCATAATACGCAACGTGATGAAGTTTGAACGGTTTGCTGTATCCGTAATTTTAGACAAGATGTTAGGAAGCGAAAGGTTCCCTACTCTATCGTTAAATGCTTGGCCTGCCATAGTATTAACTCCTTACTTATTTAATAGGCAAATAAAAAACAGCCCTGAATTGGGCTGTTCCTCTATGGTCAATATACTACAACTGGCCTATAAAGTCAAGATAGGAAGCTTGGGGTGATACTACGGACATCACCACCTTCACCAACCATCATATCGTCAGGTATATTGCTCTGTGGTGCTGGGCTTGGCTCGTGAACCATCGCACCTTTTGCTTTTACGGTATCATTGCGCTTGGTCTTTTCCTCAGTCTGCTGTTGCTCAAACATTTCGATCTTGCGTTGATTGTATGCGTCAACAATCCCCATAGGTGGAAGCCCTGCTTTTGCTCGTGCCTCATTCTCTTTGATGCGGTAATCAATCAGGGCAAGTTGCTCTTTAACTCCTGCGTCTTTCTGGGCCTCTGCGTCAGTTGACCAATCAGCGTTACTGAACTTATCGTCAGGTTTAGGGAGAAGCCCTTTTGTTACAAGATAATCTATCTCAGATACTAGAGTATTTATTTGCTTCTGTTCAGCTTCTCTCGCTTCTTCTTGTGACTCAAATGCTTTTGTATCTTCTTCAAACTTCTTCTTGTCAGATTCAATACCGTTTACCATCTTTGTGTAGTTGGCTTGCATTTCAAGGAAATTTGCAGGTGTACCAAAGTCTACATCTTTATCTAGCTGTTTGATATCTTCGGGGCTGTTAATCCTTAAAGTAGTGCCGTCAGCAAGCGTCACATCAAAGCCGTAATTGTTAGCTGGCTCTTCAGGTTTAGCAATAGGCTCTGGGGCTGGTGTTTGTTCAACTGGTGCAGGTGCAACAGGCTCTTCGACTGTAGGCGCTGGGGTTTCCTCTTTAGGGGTTTCAACAGCGGCTGGCGCTTCTTCGCCTTGTACTGGGATACCGTCAGCGTACTCTTCGTTGTTATCAAGGATTAAAGGCGCTGTTGGTTCGGTGCTTGGTGCTGGTGCTTCTTGGTGAGTTGGTTGAATACCACCGTTATTGTCATCGACTACTGGTGCGCCCGATGGGTCACCAACCATTAAGTTTTCGTCCATTTTAGATACTCCTATTTAGTACTTATGATTATAGCATATTTTGTGTTTGATCTTCGGTCATACCAGCTTGGGCCGCGTCATCAACCTGTGTTGTCTCAAGGTTTGCTTTGCGTGAAAGGATTAACCCAACAACGGATAGGTGGTCTTTAATGGCGTTCTGTGCTTCTTCGGGAATGGTTAGGAACTTCTTGCCTAGAATAAAGTTGTTAAAGTACTCAAGGTATGCTTGTCCATACTCTTCTCGGTCAATCGGTTCTTTGCCTGCAATAATAAGTGCAATGTCCGTATCGGCCTCACGGTTAAATAGTTGCTCCTCAACGTCCATAACATAACCTTGAGGGTCATTGGTAAACTTAGCAAGGCGTTCAGCACGTTTCTCAGCATCAGGTAGTCCCAAGTCCTCAAACAAAGTAAGATCATCAATACGATTAAGTTTAGCAAGTTCAATAGCTGTTTTGCGTAGTTCGTTCTTATCTGCTGGGAGGGTGGAGCTTGCTTCGACGTTTACTTTTACGTTGCCGTCCATTGTCTCAGAGTTAAGCATAATGTAGTCGTAACTACCATTCGTGCCTTTAATCTGAAACCAGTGGTCTTCTGTGTAGTACACAATCATCATTTGATAAAGCTTCTTGTAGTATTCAGTCATTGCGTCATCAACAGCCCCAGCAAGGTCGTCTTGCAGCGCTCCAGCTTGTTGGACGATACGTTCGTCTTGACCTAGTGTGTTGTTCTTAGATTGTTCACCTCTAAAGATGTTAGGTGTCCCCATGATCTGATCGATCTCGTTACGAGCGTCATACTTATCTTCTAGGGTGTAGTTGGGCAACTGAGTTTGTGGTACAACCATAACAGACGTATTAACTGACTGACCCTGTTGAGGCTTGATAAGCATAATTGTCTTAGGGTTCTTGTTTAAGAACTTATCAGCGTCTTCTTGGCTCATAGCTTCACCATCAGCGATAACTCGTCCGTTGGCATAGTCAGCGTTGTCTATAATCTGTTGACCACGCTTGTTTAAAATATCTTGCTGGGTCTTAGCTTGTTCAAACAATGAAGTCTCATCAATGTAGCTTTTACCTGAGTTCAAGTAGTTAAATACAACATACGGCTTAATAGGAAACGGTGCAAAGTTAACGCGCTTGTTTTCTTTCTCATCACCAGTGTCTTTCCAGTTAGGGTTAGACATCTTTCCTAGAATGACGTTACCTGTAGGCATCCACCACGCAAGTGCCTCGTTGCGCTTACCATCCTCAAAGTAAGTAAACCAGACTTCATAGTAAGTAACCATACGTGACATTTGCGAGAAAGTACCACGTTTAATCCCAAAAGCTTCTCTGATCTCATTTTCCTTTTTAGGAAATCTACCAATTAAATCCTCAATAGAGCATGATTGCTTTTCAAACAACCGTCCAGGATCACCGAAGTATTTAGCATGTTTGTCTACGAGTATGTTTGATGGGTCAACAAGATCAACCACAATATCACCAAATTCACCGATGTTAGGGTCAAATCTCAGCTTTAAAAACCCACGTTTGCGAACTACTAAGTTAGCTGTGGATTTCTTTACTTTTACTTTTAAGTTATTGTCCTGCCCGTGTTGGAACATAGCTTGACGGATACTCTTAGCAAACTGAATAGCAGATTGCTTATCTGAACTAGGTATGACATCAGGCATAGCAACTCGTGAGTTAACGTATGCTAGGACGGCACGTGTGCTTGTAAGCATTCTATTGTCGATATAAACAGTGCTGTCTTTTCTAATACCACGTCTGTCTACCTGATTTCCTAAGAAGTAATCAAGATTTTCACGGTCATTCTTTTCAAGTTCAAATGGTTTGTTGTTCCAGTAAGGTAAGCTCTCGTCAAAAGACTTACGAAACATCCTGCCTAAACGGTTATCTTCTGTTTTTAAATCAAATACAGCTATTTGTTCGTCATCTAGTTGTTCAACGGTTTTATTGAATTGATCGTCCATAAATTAAAAAAGCCCGTTAATCGGGCTGTTCCTCTGCAAACATTGTACCATAGCTTGAATATAATAGCGAAACATCAATCTCTCCCTGATAAAGTCAAAAATTCGTAATACATTTTGCAGTATGGGCCACCACATTTAACGATTAAGGGCGTTGGTTGATAGTTAGGTATTGCCGTTACATCAGCGGTATCGGATAGCGTTAGTACAGTACCCGATAATTCTGCTATTTTACTTTTACACTTGATGCAATGAAAGTCCCAGTATTTAGGTCGTTGTTCTGCTATGAGTGTAATGCTAATTCTGTAACGATAGTCGTCACCGCCTGCTGTCATTGTTCTTGCGCCAAATGAATAACCCATTACTGCGCGTCCTCAAATGCTTGTGCTATTGAACTACTCATGTCTACCACCTGCCTTCCATTTACTTCTTTTATTAAACTTGCTTTATCCCTCATTGATGACGGTTCTGCAAATGACGCTGTACCACCTTTCCCTAATAGCCTTGATAAGGCCAGACGATAGTACACGTGCGCGAATGGATAGTCACTCATCTTGCCGTCTTTCTTAAGCCACGTACTAACAGAACGCCCATCACTCTCATCGACGGTTGTTCTATATAAGTTATTCCAGTGAGCTATGACATCTTCTAGGGTGCTTGTGTGTTCCCTAAATAAAACCTTACAGTCAGTAATCTCTTGAGCAATTAGATCTATTATTTTTGTTCTATCAGCGTACACCACAGAGGCGTTTAGACCCGTACCCCAAGTAGCAATGTTAAAGTTCTTTGTGTCTCTCTTGAAGTAACAAATAAACACCGAACCTTTGTATTTATCAACAAGTTGTTTCGGAATTGTCGGGTAAGGGTTAGGGTCAATCACCATTGTAGCGTTGTACATCAACTTTAGTTTCTCAATCTCGTCCCAACTCTCCGTTTGACCGTGTGCAAATATTCCGTCTGCTGTTCCAATGACATAAGTTTTTACAACACCGTTGTCTACACCCATAGCCACCTCACGTTTTTCAATGCTAGACGGCATTGTAGCTCGTAATATTTTATCCCTATCTACCCCAATATCTGAGGGTGTATATGCTTTGCCAAGTACGAAGTTATGAAAAAAGTCAGGGCTAGATTCTTCGTACTGTTCTAAAATCTTTTGAGCTGATACATAAGGTACCATTAACTGACTAATCCAATAACCATGTCTTTTTCTGCTAGGATACTTAGTTACCCACCTGCCGTTCGCTCTATCAATGTCAGTAAGTGTTTTCTCGCATTTACCGCAAACAAACTGTCGTTCAGTTCTGTTTAAGTAGTGGCACACGCCGTCTTTGTTAAAGTCTATGAACCAATCATGATTACAGCCTGGGCATTTTACAAACCAATGTCTTTGATCTGAATCGTTAAATAAAGCATCTACTCCAAAGTTCACTGCACTGGGGTTAGACAAGCGCCAGCGCCACGCATAATCCGAAGCCTGTAGCCTAGAGTCGTACATATTAACAATATCCATACTAGGCATACGGTCTAGCTCATCAAGCACCAAAAGATCAAGTGAGATGGCAATAGCTTCACGCTCAATAAATGCTCCACTAAAATACAAGAATCTCTCACCTATTTGTTTAAGGGTCACAGAGTCTTTAGACACTGACTCACGTATTATTTGATTAGACACAATGAGTGGGTCAACTTTCGGGCTTACAAAGTCTTTTACGATGTTCTGAGAGGGCAGTACATAACCTATGTTGATTCCGTAGTGTTTACACAACCAAAGGCTTTTAAGTATCATAGCGACACTCATACCTACCTGTGCAGACTTTCGGTACACTTGGTCAGGGTGCATATCCGCTATAGGGTCTATCAGATAGCGATGGTTGTGAAACTCAAGCTCTTTCTGATTCTCAGTAACCAGCTTGTTTAAGACAATCCATGCTAGTGGGCTATTGTTCTTCAGTTGGTCGGTAGAGACTGTCTCGCTCATTGATGTTTACCTCTAGTTCTGTACCATCTTCGCTAAGTTTCCATTCAACTGCTTCATTCTCGTTAGGTCTGTACCCTAAACGCTCGGTAATAATTGCACCCATGAACTGACTCACTGTATCTTCTAAATAACGAGTAGTGTAGTTGATAGCGTTAAAATGCGCTCGTTCCTCTTTACTCAGCTTAAACTTCTTGTTCATTTTCTTAGTACCTCCGTTACGCCATCAATTCCATATTCTTCAATGGCTTTATCTTGATGGGCTTTCACCCAGTTCTGGTCTAGCTTGTCACCGTCATAGCGCTGCAGCATATCTTCCCTATGGTTTTCTTTCATGCGTTCACGCTCCCATTTACGTGCGAATAATGCGGTATGCTTTTTGCTTTCAATGCACTGTGAACAGCCAGTAATATATTCACCGTTTAAAACAACTGCCTTAGTGTTAGGGCAATCATGCTTCACGGTTAAGACTCTCTACTAAGTCTTGATGTTCTTTGATAGCTCGCTCTTCAATACTCATCGGCTCGACAATCATTGACTTAGGTTTAATTGGATTCTCTTTCTTGCTGCGTACCAACGAAAATAACTCTATTCTTTTAATGCGTTTGCGTACATCAGCGGCATACCAACCTATACAAATACCCAGATACACTCCTAAAAATAGACTAAACAGTTCTGTCATCTTGCTTGTCCTCGAATAACACCATGCATTCTACGGTTATAGCGTTGCCAGCGATAGAGCTTGCGTTGGTGATTATCTGTTGCAAGGTTAGTGCAGGGTCTAGGACTCCTTCTTTAATAAGGTCAACAACTTCTTGTCCCTTGCGGAGGTTGACACCCATAGGGTACGGGCTGCTAAGAACTTCGTGTACAACCACATCACCTGACATGTTAGCGTTAGATACAAGCTTCTTGAATGTTTCACGTAAGGCTTTCTTGAACATATCTGACAAGCCTTCTGTTTCAGTTAGACGGAGAAGTGTAGTAGCGCCACCAGCGACAATACCTTCTGATCGTGCTGCTTTGGTTGCTTGAATAGCGTCTTCGATTCTAAACTCTTTCTCTTCCTTCTCGGTATCAGTTGCTCCACCTATGCGGAAGATAGCGATCTTACCTTGCAGTTTTGCAATTCTGTCTCGGTACTTCTCAATAAGGCTAGTGCTATCCTCTGCGTCTAAGCGTCCACGTATCTCTTCAACTCGTGTACTGACGGCTTCCTTGTCGTGATTACCACCAAAGATTGACGTTGTGTACGGAGTACAGACAATTCTCTGCGCTCGTCCAATATAGGTAGCGTCAATGTTCTTAATACTGTCACCAGCACTTAGAACTTTACCGCCTGTGTATAATGCAATGTCCTCTAAGTACTGAACGCCCATATCCCCACTGCTCGGAGTCTTAACAATGACTGCATCCATCTTGCCTTGAATAATATTAGCAATAATTGACTCTCGTGCCTGTCCTTCAATCTCTCCGATGAAAGCAATGCGTGGTGGGTTTTCTTTTGTAACTTCAACAATTCGGTTAATAAGCTCAATAAAGTCAGTGTTACTGCTTATCTTTTTAGCGGTGGCAATTACCACACAGTTGTCTAGCTCTTTCTTACCATCAGATAGTTGTTGGAAGCCTTCTTGTAAGTAATAGCCCTCGATGTATTCACGCTCTACACCAGTAACGTAGGCTTTCTCGGCGATGATGCCACCGTCTGAACCAACATGAATGACCGCTTCTGCAATAAGTTTACCAAGTGCAGGGTCACCAGCAGATACCGTTGCAACCTGTTCAAGTTGTGAGTCTTTAGCTTCTGTCTTGAATGAGTCAAGCGCATTTAAAAGAAGAAGGGAGTCTTTAGTAATAATATCTCGAATGTCCATAGGGTTGTGACCACCAGATACTTGCTCAACAGCTTGCTTGATTAAGTTGTAGGTTAGTCCAACAGTTGCGGTTGTACCATCACCAGCTACTCTGTTAGTAGTCTGTGAGGCTTCTAGGATAAGTTGCATAGCCATGTTCTTCGGTCTGTCGCTTGAGTAGACATCTTTAGCAACCGTCACACCATCACGAGTTAAGACTGGACGGCCATAGGGTTTTTCAATAAGGACGTTTGCACCTTTTGGGCCATAGGTTGTAGTGACTGCTCGGTAAGCTTCTTCTGCACCCTCAAGTATCTTTGCTCTGACTTCGTTTCCGTAAATAACAATTCTATTGTCCTTGACTGGTTGTGCCATGTTAGTTTCCCTCTATTGCAATTATTTTCGTAAACTTTATCGTGGCGTACTGCACACCATCAAACTCTATCTCATTGCCAATGTCGGCTCGTTCTTCCCACCAGACTTTCTTCTCAACAAGTGCAATCATCTTATCTCGCATTGCTTTTAGGTGAGTTTCATTAAAGATTGAATCCTCTGCTACCCATGTATACGTTGCAAGGTAGCTCATGTCCTCAAGTTCAGGTACAGCAACAACTGTTCCGAAGCGAATACCTTTGTTTGCTCCAGCTTCTTCGTCTGCTGTAACGAATTGACTTTTCTCTCCTAGCTTAACTAACACATGGTCATGATATGGTTTTATCATTTAAGTAAATCTCCTATGATTGTATTTTTATAATAAGCTCTAGCACCATTTATGTCAATCGTTGCTCAACGTGGACTTCTTAATGAACTCATTGAACTGATCTACTATTTCAGGTGCTACGTCTGATTTGATTGATTCACCATTCGTAGTAATGTCCATAGTTTGCGATGCTTTACCTTCTGATCTGTCAGTAACCTCTTTCAAATATGGTAGCTCTTTCTGCGCTTTTATCAAGGCTTTGTATGCCAAATCTTGCGCTACTGTTCGTATACTCTTAGGGTGTTCATCTATCCAATTTTCAAGTTCTTCAATAGTTAGTCTTTGGAGCATACGGTATTGATAGCCTATAGAATCTTCTTTTTTCCAGCCACCAGGGTTACGGTTTTCAGGGTTATCACCAAAACCACCCTTGCCGTCAGGATTTGGTACTTTTCTAACTTGGTTTGTAGTTTCTTCCATTTAGTTTATAGCTGGTGTCAGCTCCTCCCAATTTTCAGGTAATTGATTGTCTGGTTGTATGAATTTAGCGTAGCGTTTTCTTATCACGTCTACATAACGTGGGTCTAATTCCATGCCATAACAAGTACGGTCTGTTTGTTCACAGGCTATTAAGGTGCTGCCACTACCTAAGAATAGGTCTACGACTATACCGTTTGGTTGAGAGCTATAGTTTATTGCTCTTGCTGATAATGCTACTGGCTTCTGTGTGCCGTGTTGGTAATCTGTCTTTGTATCGGTAGCTATGTCCCAAAAATCAAACTCGCTCTTATCATCTTTGGCTTTCTTTCTGTCAGTAGCAAATAATATAAACTCGCAGTATCTTCTAATAAATTGATAGCCAAGACCTGGTTGTGGTTTCTTCCAAACAATTACACCTTTTAGGTTATCAATAAGGTTGACTCCGTCTTTTAGGTTGATAGGGCTAAGGCATATATAAGTGTCCACACCTTTTGCAACCTCTGTAATTGCACTAATAAATTGGCTAATGTCTTGCTCTTTATCACCCATAAGTTTGCCATAAGTTTTTGTAGCTACTACTTGTGTTCTGCCCCCACTGTAGTCTATACCGTAAGGTGGGTCGGTAAATATCATATTGATAGTTGCACCGTTCAACAACTTATCACTGTCTTTTGTGCTATCCCCACACATAACCCTATGCCTCCCTAACTGGTAGACAGTGCCTAGTACACTTGAGGCAACGCCCCCCCCGTCTACTTCAGGTGCATCATCTTCTTCAACTTCTTCTTCACCAAATCCA